TTTTTTTTCTCTGCTTTTTTTTTTTATTTTTTTTTTTTTCATGAATATTATTTTTTTTTTTTTTTTTTTTGGTTCGTGGCTCCTCCCCGTTTTTTTCTTTTTTTTTTTTTTTTTTTACTTATTCCTTCTCGGAATCCTTCTTGTAATGCACTCAAATCGTCTTTTAAAGTGTCTTGTTCACTTTCTATATTCGATTTAATTCCCTTTATAATCTTTTCGAAGTTATCATAAATGTCATCAAATAGTGTATTTATATTTTGATCTTCACTCTTTATCATCTTTATAAACAAAGTAGTCAAAGTTACACATAGTAACATCGATGCTGCAATTCCATAATAACAAAATGCTTTGATAAAATATGAAGGTGTATAAGATGAATAATTCATAAATCCTAATATAGTGTGTATAGACACCAACGGATATATCATTAAAAATAATAATTTGAAAAATACTAGAAATGGAGAAAAAATACTAGAAATAATGCTTAATAATGTATCCATTGTAAATGTAAATTTATTATCATCACCAAGTGATATTGATGCATTTGTATTATTAAACTTAACCTCAAAACATTTTTTATCTTTTAATCCATCTAGTATATCATTTCCATTATTTTTTATAAATGTTGTCAGCGTAGTTCTATCAATCTCATCTTCTATATTTTTTGCATTAGTATAACTGTTCTTTAATTTTTCATTTAAATTTACATCTTTTTCTGTATAATAATCTATTAAATATATATAATCATTTATTAAACTCTTACATGTTCTAGTTGGTATAAATTCGTTTTTCTCGTCATTTTCTCCAACATCAAGAGATTTATATTGTCCATCTTTACCTTTCAACTTTTCTAAGGTTTTGCTAATATTTTTCTTTACAAGATTTCCTTTGAATATTAAATTTTTAAATACGTTTTTAATCGATGTTACATTGTTTTTAAATATATTATAAAAAACCCATATGAATAAAAATGATAATAGCTTATTGAATATAAAAGGCTTATCACAAAAAGTCATATTCATGATTGGATTAAATAATTCATTGATTAATTGCATATTTCCATTTACATTACAACTTGTATACGCCATTATATAAGAAATTAAACCGTATATCGTTAACTCTTTTGATGATTTTGATTTATTTGAATCTATAAATTTTTTAGAAAAAAAATCCATATTTTCATAACTAATACGTTTTTCTAGATAGCTTTGAAATTGAGTTTCTTTACCACCACATTTCTTTGTAATATTATATGGATCATTTATGGAGCAATAATTATTGTCACTATTTGTATTTTTTGCGCCAATGTTATCTGCTATATCTATAAATACATTTTCACCAAGGTTATAATTTTTAGTAATGTTTGTGGTAACTAATGTTGGTTGATAAGTATTGTTTTTTGGGTCAAAAAAAACGTAAGGAAATTTGTTCTCATTATTTGGATAAAACAATCCCGATGGATATTCTGAACGTAATTGTAAATTAACAATGATACATACAGATATGAATAATAATACAATATCATCAATTAAACCTAATATAGTTTGAAATATGTCGTATAGAAAATTTTTAAAACGAGAATATAGCTTATCCTGAAAAGAATCACTTTTATCTTCATTATTACTAAAATATGTTTCTTTAATATTATCTAATACATCAAAAATATCTTCTATTGTAAAGCTAAAATTATTGGTGGAAGAAGTAATCTGACTTATAATTTCATCACGAATCAGGTAATAATTCTTTTTACCATACTGTGTTTCTAGATCATTTTGCATAAATATTAAATCACTTTTAGAAAACACTTTCAAATCCTTATTATCAACTTTTTGCGTAATTCCATATTGATATTCACTATTTTTATTTTCACTATAGTATAACTTAGTATCCTTACTTATTCTTGGACTCAAATCCTTATCATTAATGACATATAGTTTTAAATAATTTCGTATACCTCTTATCATTGATTTTAAATCTTGTGGATATATTGATTTTATTTCAGGATTGAGAATCATATTATATTATATAATTATTATCTTTATTGGTATAATAATTATATAATTTATTTTATTTATCCAAAATTATTGTGTATTTTCTAGATTTGGTCTACATTATTATCACGAATGGGACACATATTTTTCCATAAGTGACCAAATTTACATAAATCTAATAAAGACAAAAACACAAATACCATTAAAGATGTATAATTTGTTGGAGATGTCTTTGTTAATGTATAAATTTCAGTGATAATTAATATATGAAATAATGCTCTAACAACAATCGCACTATTACTAATATTACAAAATAGGTGTTTAATGTATGACATATAATCAAGGGTTAATGTTTTTGTTATACTAAATGACATATAAACAGATGTAATAACTGGCAAAAAAGATAAAAGAATATTGATTGGAGAAATCATTAAAATTACTAAATTATAAATAAGAATTTTGATTGTAGTCCAAATACTTGATACTTTTGAGCAAGCTGTTTCATTATCTTCGGTGGCATTGCTAAATAATTTGCTAGCAATAGTATCTCCTTGTCTTCCAGCTTTTTGTCTGTCAATCCAATCTTGCTTTCTTTCTGCTGCTTCTTCGGCAAGTTCTGACAATTTTTCATCCGCTTTTTCTTTTTGATACTCCAACTCTTTTTCTTCCGCGCATGATTTTTTACACTTCGCGATATCTCCCTCATAGTATGACATTGTACCAGTTTCATCGTAGTCCAGGTCATCTCTGCGATCGCTCCATGTTGTAGTACTAGTACAATACCTACATTCATCTTCCCAAGCATTTCCACTTTCACCTCCGTAAGTAGTCACGCCTTCTCTTGTGACAAATAATTTCATTATAGATGATTTTAATTTAGACCATATAGATTCTTTATTTATGGTTGTAAAGGATAAAGGTTTTCCATAATTTTTACATAATTTATTTTTACATATTTCATATGTTTGAGGTATAAATGATTCTTGTAAAAGACTAGATTCTGTATCTTCGTCTAATAAATCAACAACATCATCCATATCTGTTATATTTTTTGTTAATTTAGTTGTACTTGTTGTAATTAGAGTTGTTATCGTTGTAATAAAGGAGTCATATAAATCATTTAAGCTAAATGTTGTATCTGTATTTGTTTCATCTAATGCATTTTTAAATGTTGCGTATATAGTCCAAACGCCTGATACAAATTCTACTGCCACACCATAATAACAAATACATTTGATAAGTATAGAATTAGTATAGCTAGCAAAATTAAGGAATGCTAATAAACAAAAAAAACAAGATATTGGATATAACAACACAAAAAATAATTTAAAAAATAAAATAAATGGAGAAAATATTCCAGATATAATTTTTAATGCACGAAATGTCATAGGAAAGGTAGTCACATTATCATCTTCATCTTTATTAACAGTATTAACGTAAAAATCATCATTTTTATAAGCCATTAATAGTTTATTCATTAAAGTACTCCACGACTCAGAAGTAGTTTTGAAAATAATATAAAAAATGAATACAAATAATAACGAACATAATTTATTGAATAAACTTGGTGTTTTTTTAAAGGTTGATTCAAAAATAGGCTTACATACTTCATTTATCGAATATAATACACCATTTGAATAACTACATGAATAGGTTAATACATAAAATAACATGCCATATAAAGTAAGTTCACTAGTCAATTTAGATTTATTCAATTCAATAAATTTTTTTGCGAAAAAGTTCATATTTTCAGGTAAAATTTTATCTTTAAAGTAGTCAATAGGTATATTTGAGTCATTATTATTACATACAGATGTTACACTGTATGGGTCATTTATCATACAAAAATTATCATCTTTATTATTTACACCTGGATTCACGGATGTAGTTACATTTTGGAATACAGGTTTTCCGACTTTATAATCTGGGCTAGCTATTATAGATACTAAGTTTGTTTGATTTTTATTTGATTTTTTATCATAATATACATATGGAAATTTTGTTTCATCATTTGGAAAAAACAATCCGGAATGTAATTGAGAACGAAATTGTAAATTAGCAACAATACATACCGAAATTATAAAAATAATGAGTTTGTCTCCAAAATCAAATAATGTTTCTACTACGGTATAAAATATTGGATTAAATATATATTTTATTTTCTCCATTAGTGTCTTATCTTCATCTTTTAAGGTTTCATTCAATGTTGTAGTATAATCCGGTTGTATTTTTTCTTTCAAAATAATTTTTGAAGCATTAATAATATCTATATTTGTAAATGTATCTTTACCTATTGTATCAGCAATTTCATTTTTAACACTAGTCCAATATTCAGAACTTTTATCTGAATCCGAGTCGTATGATTTAGTACTTGTTAAATTACGGAATGTACTATCTGGTATAGATGTAACATCTCCTTGGATAATGTCATTTGTTTTTTGTAAAATATCATATACAATGTTATTAAATGTATCTTTATCCATTTCATCAACCATATTCTAATATATATACTATAAATATTTATCGTGCAAATAATAAACCAGCATTACCTGAAATAAAACGAAGAACATTATATCTTTCTTCAAATAAATGCATATCATATGTATATAAATACAAAGGTTCTTCACGTGTTACGGCAATTACACCCCCGTCAGCATCACACAACACGGCATGTTCTACATCAGGATCTACATTTGGTACGATAGTTGTCATTTCAAATTCAATTGTTTTAAATCGATTTAAATTCATTGCTCCGGAAGGTTGTAAATAATTTGTTGTATCTAAACAAAAATTATAATGATATAATCCTAAATCATTACTAGAATTAGTTCCTCTAAATTTTTCAATAAAACGAAAAACACCTTCATCTAATTCCGTTTCTCTTAATTTACCGTCAATCACAATTGAAAATGAATTTAAAATAAATTTTTGATTTTGTATTGAAAATAAAGGCGTATTTCGATGATTGGTTGGAATTCGCATATAGGTATCAATTGTTTTATCTTCTTGAATAATATCTCTTCCGGGTCCAATGTTATTTACATTTGGTATATCATATGGTGTACTATTTTCACTTTTTATTAAATCATAAGGTAAAAAAGAACTTTCCCAATTGGTGTAATTACTCCATTCATTTCTTAAATAAGCATCACTTCGACGATAAAACCATGTCCAATTAGAAACTAATGCATTTGATTCTAATTTTATTTTTTTTGTTCCAACAATATTAATATATTTATTTATTTTTACATCTTTAATAAGATACTTTTGTTCGTTTAATGCAAATACTTTACTTTCTTCTTGTGTTAAAAATCCATAATTTGCAATAATATGTACATCCGCATCCCAATTATTTGTTTTATTTAAATATGAATCTTCGTTTAATTCAATATTTGGAGGTGGTTGTAAAAAACGATATAATTCGTGACGTTCAATCGCAAAATCAGGTTGAATTCTTTTGTATAATTCTTTTAATCTAGCCTCATAAATATGATTTACATTTTGTACTATTGTTTCGTCCAATGTTGAAGCATTTATATTGTTTATAGTAAACATTTCTTTGATAGGTCTTAATGTAATTTCAATACTAAGTTCACTATATTGTAAACATACAAGAGGCAAAGCCATTTTACTATCATTCATAAACCATGGACATAGTGGAACATATATTTTTCGTCCACGTATAGATGGTTCTTGACCTGTTATATTTGGTGTATAAAACGCATTTGGATACGTATTATTTCGCTTGCCTCCATAAAATTCAGGATGATGAAGTTCAACTGTATTGCCAATCATGTTATTGAAAATTTTTTTCTTTTCTTCATTAAAATCTCTTTCAGCAATACAATTAATATATTCACCATTGTACTCTTGAATCAATTGCGTTCCAATAAGAATTCGAACACTTTTAATCATATTTGTACCTAAATTTTCAATCCATTTAAAATGATAAGGTTTCCAACAATCATTTGGCATGGAAGGTGGCAATAATGTACTCCAAATATGTGGAAGTGAAAAAACAAAATAAGCATCCATTAATAATTCAGCATGACGAGGAACTTTGAACACATATTTAGACTCTAAATTTGGATTTAAATCTCTTGAACCATTGTAATCTAGACGGAATTTTTGAATACCAAAATTAGTATGTTTAGCATAAACTGTTTTAAAAAATGTTTTTGTTGGATTTCCAGTTAAAATGATATCCGCATTTCCACAAGCAATAATATTTAATAAACCTCCGGGCATCTATATATACTTGATAGATAAATTGCGATAATTTTAAATACTTAATATAATATATTGTAATATATTAGAGAAGTAATGTCATCATCTGTTGATATTCCAAAATCCATTGTTAACACTATTAGAAATAGTCTATCAAAAAGCAATGATACGCTTCCGGGTTCAATCGTAAATACGATTCGTTCTAGTCTAACAAACTCTCCAAGAAGAAGAAATATTACAAGATTGGCAAATCCATTAAATGTAACCACATCAAATGTAAGACCATCAAATGTAAGACCATCAAATGTAACCACATCAAATGTAACACCATCAAATAATAAAAGAAAGAAGAATACACCTCCATCAAAATTCTCAAATGAGAGTATAAATAGAAAATTTAGACAATATGTAAATGATAAAACACAAGATGGTTTAACTATGATTCGAAGTATAACAAATTTTCATAATTATTTATTTTTCTTTTTCTTGTTTCTTATGTTAATTTACTATATTGGTAAAAAATTAAGCAAAGATTCTGAAAATTGTAATATTATCCAAGATAACCGAACAAGTGGTACATTAGAAGTGAATGAGTATTATAGTATTACAGATTTAATTTCAAATGGATATCTTAATGGAAATTTACAAATAAAAGGTACATCTTATCCGTATAATTATAAACTTAAAGATTTCTATATCAAAACCGCATACAACTGTTTTTGTAGTGGAAATTTTAAAAATGATTTTGTAAATAGTTGTGCAATGAAAAATTGTGCTTCTTTTGGCGTACGTGCGTTAGATATGCAAATATATAGCAAAAATCAAACTCCTATTGTAGGAACAAGTATTGTAAACTCAAATACATATAAACAAAGCTACAATGATATTACTTTAAAAAATGCATTATCCTCTATACAACAAACCTATTTTGTAAATAGTACATTTAGTGTTGGAGATGGAGATACTGCTCAGAATAATCTAAAAACAGACCCATTGTTTTTAATTTTAAGATTATATTATGGAAATAATAATAAACAATCATTTCAAGATTCGGATACGCAGCGAAAAGACAAACAATTTGAGTTTTATAATAAAATATACAATATTCTATTGAGTACATTTGCAAACGATAAATTTGCATCTATGCATCTTCGTAATAAATATCAAAATACATATGATCGAACGATCCACACTCCAAATATATCCATGGCAGACACACAATCAAAAATATTCATATTTGTGATTTTAAATGATGTAAATTATGAAACGATTCAAAAAAGTAATTTAGATAAAATTGTTGATTTATATGGAACCGATTTTAACGCGTATCGTATCAATGAAATATTTGATTCAAATAGTGCATATGATATTAATAAATACAAATCACAAGATCAGTTGTCTTTTTGTATGCCTGCTCTAAGTGGTTCGAGTGAAAATTATGATTTTATACCGTCAATGAAAAAAGGCACGCAATTTATAGGAATGAATTTTCAAACTTATGATACATATTTAAATTCTTACAACAATTTTTTCATTGAGCAATATGGTACAGGACAAAATGTCATAACAAGTCCTTATATTAAAAAACCGGATCATATGATTCGGTTTCCATTGGATATAACATTGGATATATCATTGAACGATTAATATAACCTTTTTTCTTTTTAATATATAATGGATATTGAATATTTAAAAGATTCAATTCATGTAAATGAAACATTACAAAAAAAGGATAAAAAAAATAATTATTTAAGCGATGCTCTTTTACATGTTGTCGAACAATTTATGAAGAAAAATAAACGAATTTGTTATGGCGGTACCGCCATTAATTCTATTTTGCCAAAAGAAAAACAATTTTATAATTATGATGTTGATATTCCTGATTATGATTTCTTTTCTCCAACCGCATTGGAAGACGCAAAAGAACTGTGTAATTTATTTAAAAAAGAAAATATCTTTCATGTTGAAGGAAAAAACGCCATTTCTTTTGGAACGTATAAAGTATTTGTTAATTTTGTACCCATTGCTGATATAACTCAAATACATGAAACGTTTTATCATTCATTGTTAAAAGTTTCGCATGAAGTAAATGGTATCTTATATACACCTCCTTCTTATTTACGGATGAGTTTACACCAAGAACTGGCGCGTCCAAAAGGAGATATTACACGATGGGAAAAAATTTATCAACGTATGCAATTGCTAAACACTTATTTCCCCATTCTCATCAAACCGATTTCAAACCGACAACATATGTATATTAACATATTTACAAAAGAGTTTAAACGTGTATATGCGAGTTTGTTTGATTATTTTCATAAAAAAAAGGTTATATTTTGTAATTTTCATATGGTGTTATGTATCTTTAAACAATACTTTAAACAAAATACATGTAATAAAGAAAAAAATGATTTATTTATTATTTATAGCGATGATTTAAATGAAGTTATTAAAGATATAAAAAAATTAAAACTTTCGGAAATAAAAATCAAAACGCAAAATTCAATATATAAATTCATAGGAGATTATGCATTTGTAAACTATAAAGAAAAATGTATTGGTATTTTATTTCAAACCAATTCTTGTTTATCTTATATTGAAACAAAAATAGATGGTATCCAAATACGTATAGGCAATATTGATACACTTATGAACCTTTATTTTAGTTTTATTCTTATGGAAATAAAAGAAATTAATAAAACGTTTGTTTATTATATTGTAGCCGAGTTGAATAAAATAGTTGAATCTTATCAAAAACATATTAAATCAAAGTCAAAGACAAAAAAAATATTAAGCCGATTTAATCTTCCTTGTTTAGGCGAACAAGAAGATTTACCAAAAATATTGAGAACCCGCCAACGAAAATACAAAGAGTTAAAAGATAACAAAAAATCAATGGAATATAAAAAATGGTTTTTTAAATATACACCAAATTTAGAATCAAAACAAAAGACAACGGATAAAACAATGAAACACACGAAAACAAAAAAAAAGAATAAAACAAAAAAAAAGAATTAAATATATAAATAGATTTATTCATATCATGGAACGTCCGTCATGGCATGAATATTTTTATAATATTACGTTATGTACCGCAAAACGGTCACCTTGTACTCGTTTACAAGTAGGTTGTTTATTTGTAAAACACAATCGTATTATTTCACAAGGATATAATGGATTTTTAAGCGGTCATCCTCACAAATCTGTTGTAATAAATGATCATGAAATTGCTACGATTCATGCGGAACAAAATGCGATCATTGATTGTGCAAAACGTGGAGTATCGTGCGAAGGGGCAATTGCCTATATTACACATTATCCATGTATTCAGTGTTTAAAAATGATGGTTCAATCTGGTATTTCTAAAATATATTATATAAATGATTATAAAAACGAGTACAAACTCGTTGAAGATCTAGATATAAATATACCTATTATCAAAATGACAAATGAAATGATGCTAAATCAACAAAACGAACACATATAAATAGTAGAATTGCGTAAAATAAACTATATAAAAACATTCCAATTTTGTTCATTTGATTCATTTCTGTTTTTAAATACGAACCAAAAATTTGTACAAAAATATTTAAAATATATTTTTTAAATTTTGGATCCATAAATACGAAAAAGAAAAAGGTTGCTAAAATAATAATCTTATGTTCTAATGTTAAAGTAAATTGTTGTGAAGGACTAGGAGATGGAGAAGATTCCTTTTTTTCGGTTGATTCTAGTTGATCTTTAAATCGAACTCTTTTTTCATTTGCTACATTTTGAAGAACTGAATTTGTATCATGTTGTCTATTTTCCGTAGATAAATTCATATTTTGGATTACTTCTTCATTGGATGCCTCATTTTGTTTGGGAATAATAGGCAATTCGTTGATTTGTGTAGTATCGATATGTTCAGCCATATAAAAAAGAAAATAAATTATATTCCTTTTTATAACTTAAATGCTTTATATATAAATAAGCTCTCCCTTTTTATTTTTACAATCGATCATTTTTTCTCGAACTTGATAACATTTTTCATTGTATTTAACAACCTTTTTATCATCTTTAAACTCAGGGCCTTTATATACAAGACATGAACGACTATCGCAGCTCATTTTAAATAATCCAGCAATACCTAATCCTAACATGATTGAAAATAATTTCATTCCTTCGCTTGATTGAATAAATTTATCTAAACGAAGCATATATACATAATGATTATATTTAATATTCTACTTTAATATTTACAAAATCTTTGGGACAAGTTGTTTCATCTAATTCATATTGAAAACAATTATTTGTTTTATCTACATAGGTATATTTTTCTAAATTAGTTGGATTTGGATACAACACGATGACCTTTTTATAATCATTTGTTAAATAAATATATAAAATGCCAATCGCAAAACTTATAAAAAAGTAACGAAAGTTGAAAAATTTGATAAACATATACATATGGTATATATATTAAATTTTATACAACTTGTTATTAGACAATAGTTGAACTTATGCCAACATAGTAAACATTATTCTTACTTCTTAAATAATATCTTTATAATATATTTAATGATTGGGCACCGGGAGCAATTGCATTACATGAATCGTTTATGGATAATGTGCCTAAATTTATATCATTGCTAGTTGAATTAGGATTAATAGTGAAAGAACCTGAACCACTTCCACTTGTGATACAACTTCCATTATTTGATGATATGGTAACAGTTGCGTTATCTACATCTAAGTTGTCGTTACCAACACTAATATTTGCTTTTGATATATTTTGAACTCCATCTTCATTCAAATCGGTTAGAGATAATGTAAATGTACTATTATTTGTATAATCATTTGATTCATTTACATTTTTATTTGTAAAGTATTTAGTTGATATATTATTATTATTAGTATCATGTAATGACAAAGTATTTAATTTTGTTGTACCTGCATCTTGATTATATTGTGTAGTTACAGTTCTTGATGGTAATAATTCATATACCATTTGCCGCCATGTGCCTCCACAAAACTGACTTTTATTTCCTGTACACTTCTTATTACAACCCCCAGACCCGTCTTCTCGTTTTGTTGTTCGTCCGTATGGATTATGAAAGGTATCACTACAAAAACATTCTCGTGCATATTGTAAACCCATATATTTATATCCATAACTTTTACATTTTGCAGCACATACTTCTTTACTAAGTCCTGTATCATCTCTAAAATATTCTGGATGTCCACCACGTGGTTGTAAACTACGAGGTCTACCATCTATATAACAACCTAAATATGTGGTACCACCATCGACGGTTGTTGTAGTTGTTGTTGGTACCTTTGATTTGACGGTAACGTCTACATTTATATCATCATCCAATGGTTCACGTGCATTTACAAACATAACACTAATACAAATAACTATAATTAAAACAATATAAATGATTCTTAATTTCTTCATTATCATAATATATATATATATTATGATATTATCTTTATGATATATTTAATGATTGAGCCCCTGGTGCATTTGCATTACACGAATCATTTATGGATAATGGTGTTCCAAAATCAATATTGGTTGACGAATTTGCAGGCATATAAGTAGAACTAATTGTATAATTTCCACTTGTGATACAAGTCCCATTATTTGATGATATATCAATATATGCGTTATCTATATCTAAATCATCATCACCAATACCAATATTTGCCCGAGATATATTTTGAACTCCATCTTCATTCAAATCGTTTAGAGATAATGTAAATGCACTATTATTTGTATAATCATTTAATTCATTTACATTTTTATTTGTAAAGTTTAAACTTGATATATCGCTATACATATTATCTTCATTTTTCTCATATAATGACAAAGTATTTAGTTGTGTTGTATCTGCATTTGCATTAAATGATGTAGTAGTAGTTGTGGAAGAGCCTATTTTATATACATCTATAATGTCATGCCACCCACCTGTACCTCCACATGTTTGACTAGGATCTCCTACACACGGTGTGGTACATTCATCTTTTTTTTCTGCATATGCTTTCTTACATCTATTTTTAGCTTTCGATTTTTTTCTATTTTTTCCACATTCTTTTCTTGATTTTGCTCTATCAAACATATCACTACAATAACACATAAAACCTTTTTTTAATCCAAAATAGGTATATCCGGCATCTGCACATGTATTAGCGCATACTTCCTTAGTAAGTGGTGTGGAAGAAGCAGCATCAAAATTCCAATGTGTATTACTGTATCCACCTTCACCGTCAGGCGGAGTCGCTTTATTATTACTTGGTCGTAAGAGATTCCAATTCCAATCAGTAAAACAACCTTTGTGGACGTGCGAATCTTGATAACTTATTTCATATGTTGGTACCTTTGATTTCACTGTAACGTTTACATTTATATCATCATTCAATGGTTCACGCGCATTAACAAACATAACACTAATACAAATTATTACAATTAAAATAATATATATGGTTCTTAATTTCTTCATTATCATATTATATATATATAATATGATTTTCTTTTTCTATTCTAAATCAACTACATCAAGAACAGGAGATTCTTCTTCTTCATATTCTGTAATTTCTTTATAATTTTCAATCAAATCCACAATATCTTTACCATTTTGAATATATTCTCGCAATGTATCTTGTTTAGATTCATTATCTTCATATTCTTTTAATGATTCAATTAAGAGTTTTTGATTTGATTTTTTGTCTTCTATTTCTTTACGAAGCATTTTTTTATTTTTTTCTTTCAAATTCATGATATATTGTTTTTTTTCCTGAATTTCATCAAATTTTGTTTCGTTCGGTTCTATTTTCTCATTTAAATATGTTTCATATTGACTAATGTTTTTATAATCAAATAAAAATGAATATTTAATATCTAATAGTTGTTTTCCTATATGTTTTAGTTCTTTATCATACGTTTGTAGTGTTTCATCAATATTATTTTTATGTATTCGTTTTACTTCAGTTACAATATTAGAATTTTCTTTATTTCTTAGTACAAATTTATCAGGATAAGCCTGATATTCAATTGTTCTTTTTTTGTTAATTTTCGCTGCTAACATATATTTGCGATACGTTTTAAAAAAATCCAATAGTTCCATAAATTGTTCTTTATTTTCAGTCATATATACTAATCAAAGGGAATATTTGTTATATATTTATTTTTTATATTTTGAAATTTTCGTAAATTATATAAAATATAATCTCTTTTTTCATTTTCCTTTTTTGTTCGTTCTTGAATATTTGTTTGACCTTTATATTTATAATAAAAAATAGTTCCTAATACTAAAACAATAAAGCAAAAACAAATAATGTTAAATATTATACTGTAATAATTCATTTTCAATGTATGACATTGTCGAAGATTGTGATGTAGCACATCTTTCACTTGATGTTCAACCAACCGAGGATTGTACATTATTGATAATAAATATTTTTTGTTTGACTTTTTAATAAATTATAATCACATATATTAATTATGGCAAATAGCTCAAAATCATTTGCTTCAAATATGATTTCTCTTCATTTATGGATTTTATTTTCATTTGGAATTATTAAATGTTTTGTATTTGATACTCAAATCAAAGATATGCATAAATATACAACCATTGTTATTGTATTATTTTCCGTTTACTTTTTTATTTATTTATGGTTTTGGAATAGTTATTTAACAAGAAATGAAATCATTTGTGGAAATTATGATTTCAATGTAGCGGCGTATTCTACAATTGTACCCTATCTTTTTGTATATGGGCTTGGAATGTTATTAGTTCAACAATTTCCTGGATGGATACGTAGTTTTTCAAATACATTTGGATTAACCTTTATTCGAATGGGAGGATATGATGAATTTATTAAAGATTACGTAAATTACAGTAAATCAACACAGGAGGAATCACAAGGAGAAGTAAGTGATATATATAAAAGAATTTATGAAAATCCAACCATTTTTATTAATGAATTAGAATTAGATGATGAAGCGGTATTTATGAATCATTTAAGACAAGTCAAATTTGATACATCAGATCCTAAAAAGATTAATAATTTGAAAAAATTTATTAATATGAAAAATAGTATTGGTACATTTATATGGATGGCATTATTTAGCATTATTACTATTTTAACAAGTCAAAATACCTTATTAAGTCAAAATTGTTCTAAAAAAATTGTAGAACAAAAAAGTTTCAATGATTATATAAATACTCAATTAAGTAATTCAGATGCGCATTTTGGGATAGAGAATAGTGAATAAAATATAGAATGATTTATTTATTAAAAAATAAATCATTTTTAAAACCATAATCCTTGTAAATGTTGAATATAAATTACTATAAAATAACTAAATATTGCCAAAAAAATACTAACAATCCATAATGTAAATACAGTTGTGTTCTTATATCCAACGCCAAATTGTCTTAAACAATTTTGGTTATGATTATATATAAATGGTGGTTTAGAAATGATTACAATCATATAAAGAGAAATAAATAAGGTAATTGATAAATATAGTTTTTCAATATTCATTCTATATACTTTTAGTATAGAAAAGAAGTTTACAAAATAGACTAGTCTTCTATTATTTCACCTTCTTCATTAAAACGATCATCTCCATCTTCATTTATAAAATCATCTTGTTCTTCATGTAAAATAGCTTCTATTTCATTCATTTCATAACGAGAATCATCGAAAAAATGACCATCGTCATCCACATACATTTCTCGCATGGCCTCTTTTACTTCATTTGCTCGTATATCTTCATTTTCATAAGAATCTTTGTAATATTTAAATACTTGTTTACCTTTACCGTAAGACCATTTACCTAGTCCTAATATTTTTTTACTATTTTCAACAGCTCGATTTTCTTCGGTCATTTTTTCGAAAGAACTAATGACCAACTTTTTTTCACTTTCTTTTAATTGTTTATTTACTTTTTTTGCGTACGAGTATTCTGTATTATGGAAATTTTGTATTTGTCCTAAATACTCGTATATACTTTTATTTACATTTTGAATAAATCTATCATTTGAACCTAATTTTTTTGTTTTAAAATCAAAAATAGTATACCAAAATAATAATGTATAAAAAACACAAGAATCATAGACCACTTGTAATGATTCTTTTTTTTTGAATAATTCTATATTTAATATAGATTTCATCGTTTGTAATGTTTTTAAAAATTCTTTTTCTAATTCAAATCCGTTGGAAGATTGTATAGAATTAAACATCGAAAACGTTTCTTCATGTTGACTATGAATAAGTTGTTTATGTTTGTCGGCTAAATCCCAGTGTTTACATAATACCGATTTTTTTAATGGAGTATTTCCACTTAATATAATTTCAGGTATAAATTGTAATAATGATTCGTTACATTGTTTTAAAAAAATAAGATAATGTTCGTTTTGTATTGATGTTTGAAATGAATCTAAATAGGATTCTATTTTGGATAATTGTTTCAAAGAAGATGGTATTATTGTTCTTAAATGAGCATGAAGTTTACTTTTTATGAACTTAATTTTGTCTATCATAATTTGTTCAATATCCTTATTTATTAATGGTAATTCTAAATATTGACTGACCTTTTCAATCAATTCGTCATTTATGAAGGAACGATTTATAGAACTAATTTTAGTAGCATTTGTTCTTGCTTGTAATTGCATCGCCGAAATCAAATGTTGAATATCATAAATATAACCATTTTCTTGTAATACCAATATTTTTCTTTCAATGCTATCATGTTTCCTATAATAGTCTTCACTTGGTTTTTCTTGAATAATAGAAGATAGAAATTCCGGAATTGGCATCTGATTATCGAAATTACCATAATGTATCATGTATGAATAAATTAATATTTCATCATTTAATGATTGAATCATTGTATTTTCTTGAAGTTGGGGTTGCGGTGATTTAACTATACTTAGGTTTTGTGGTAAAATATATGTTTCATTTAAAGAAATAAGAATTTCATTATACTCTTGAATATAGTGTTTTATTTTCTCCCATTCGGATTGTTTTGCCTGTTTACCTTGACATAAGTAATCAGAAATAAAGTCTCCATCATTACAACAATAATTTATTAAAAATGGATGACCACTTTTGGTATTTAATAAAGGAAGCTCGCCTTCCATATTTTTCTGTATAAATTCATGTAATCTCATATTTTGAAACATTAATAAATCTTGTATTTTATGATATCCTGTTAATGATTTGTCATTTTTTCCTGATGTATGAACGTCCATAGGTTTTAATACAATCGTCTTTAAACTTGGATAAAATTTCGTAAATCCTTGTAAACGAACATATTCATCATCATTTGAATCATAAGATTTTCTAGTTTCATACACATTACGTTTTTTCATTATCATAGAAAGAACAGCTGGATTTGTCATAACATATATGCGAATATATTTACATAATTCACTTACGATATCTTGTTGTTTTAAGGATTTAAACGAATTATAAGGAGGATTAGAATTTTTCTGAGATATCTTGTATAAAATACAACTAACATATTCAACACCTTTTATGTTTTCATAAGATTGTTTTAATGGATACCCTTCAAAGGTCTGAAAACATCCTGGATAAGAGTCTTGAATTGAAAAATCATTACATTGAACATATGCTAATAAAAATCCTAAAATCGAATAACATTTATGTTTATGTATTTCTATTTCTTTTTGTTTTGTTATCGATAATGTATAAATTTTATATATTTCTTTGACATATTCATTATAATTTTCACCAAAAGATGACCCTAATACTTCAAATCGAATACCTATAAATGTTGTAAATGCGCGAATTAATGGTATAAATCTAGATTCTTCCGGAGTTAAAATTGTTTCTTTTTTCATTTCACTAGTGTCTTTTTCTTTTACTGCGTCTAATGTAATTTTAAATCCATTTTCATCATAACCATAATTTGTATCAAAATAAATAGGCTGAATTGTAATTCCACTTTTTTTATGTATCCATGCATCTCCACTTTCACTTAATGTGCCTTCATGAACACAAATATCTTTAATAGTCTGTTCATAATTGTCATTTGTTAAATAAGAAACACTCAAACGATGTAAAAACTTGGGTATTAATTTTGTTTTATTCAAGGAACAAAAATACCAATCTTCGTCGCCAACATCAATCGTCAATAATTCTATAAAATCTTGTATCATTTCATATTTTTCTTTTAAATCATCGACAGATAAGATATCATACATCATGTTAAAATAAGGAGATGGTTTAATGGTTGTTAAATATTCCGTTAGATCAAATGTTTTTTCTTGTGTTTGTTTTAATGTATTATATTTTAATACATGACGTATTTTATTATTGTTTAACTGTAATAAATTCTTTTTTAATATTAATTTATAATCACTTGAATATTTTTCTTGTTTTTCTGATTTTATATTTAATTCATTGTGCATTTGTTGAATTAAGTTCAATGCGTAATCATTTAAAAGAGTTTCTTTTGATTGTTGAATATCTTCATTTGTATTTTTTATACGTAACACTTTCTTTTTTCTGGCTTTTGCTTCATGATCGCTCAATAAAACCCATTCTTTATTGGAATAAACAAAATATTCCTCAGTTTCTTTAACATAACATTGTTCTTGGTCTCTTACTTGTAATTCAATTAATTTTATGATTAGCATATCAAATAAATCTTTTCGTGTTGGAAACAATTCATTTTGTATTTGTACTAGTTCATCTTCTCCCATAGTAGAGGAATATGACAATAACAGTTTTTGTAATTTTGTATTAAATAATTCAATTGGTTCCGTATATGGCTGTTTTTGAGATTGAAGATATGAATATAAATATTGTACATTATTCTCATAGCCAACATCTGGATCTTTTAAAATAATACTTCCATTATCTTGTTGAAGTTCTTGTAAAGTTGTATATGTTTTTACATGTAATCTTTTCTTTGTATTTCCTTTTTGTGATACTTTACCTACTTCTTCTTGAATGGACTGAATGATTTCATTTATTTCAGAATCATCTTTAATGTTTAGATCGTTATTTTGTTTGCTATATTCATACATCGCCATGATACCATAATCAATATGATGAGCATGAATAATCTCGCTTGGATGACCAGTTTGATATAATGAAGGTTCATTATAATATTCACATAGTTTTGTATATACATCGCTAAAATGACTAAATTCATATGGCTCATATGTAATACTTTTCCATTCTGTTTTTAGTTTTTGTATTTGTTGTTTCATTAACCGACTATTTTCTTGAATATATCGCATACACCAACCCATATCTTTTACATGAATTTTTTCCATTTCAATTAGACTCAATTTGCGAACAATATCATATAGGTTCACATCTGTTGGTTCTTTTAAAACATCGTAAATTTGTTTTGGATTAACATTTGTATGTTTTATAAATGCTTTCCAAGATTCTCCTTTTTGTAAAATAGAATAAGTATGTATCTTTGAACCACAAAAAGAATCACGAGGTTTAATTTGTACATTTACTTTCTTGGCTTCGATTTTATTATGTAAATTTTGAATTGTTTTCAATAATAAAGTTTCTCCATGTTGTATATTTCCTTGTTGTTTTATTTTCTCACATGAATGAAAAAGTATACCATTAATAATAATAAATGGCGGTGCGTTTTCTAATGTAATAACACCTTTATCTAATTTTGTGGAAGAAAACGGTAAATCTTCGTCATCTTCTTCACTAGACCAAAACCAAAAGGGTGAATCGCGAATTGGAGTTATTTTTCTATATTTTTCCAACTGTTTTTCGTCATCAAATAATAAATTATCCATAAATTCCATTTGTTGCTTTTGTGTTTTTACATTTTTTACTTGTGTTAAAATAGATTCATTTTCTTCCTCATCGTCATCATCGGTGTATGATGTATTTTCAGCATGAGTGGTTAAAGGATAAAAAAGAGAAGAGTTTAAGAACATAAATGAACTATATACTTGATTTTGTTCCAAAGATTTAATAAGAATACCTTTTTCCAAATCCGTATAATGTTCAATTAATTGCTTATATTTTTCAATTTCATTTAAAATATGCGTTTTATGTTTTTGTTTAAGAGTTGATTTGTAAATATAATCACTCACTTGTTCTTTCATGTCATACACATACAACGTATCGTTATCAGGTTCGTCATATAAATCTATATTATTGCTTGTTCTTTGATTATTTTGATTTGTTTTTTCAATACGAACAAAACGGGTTTTATCTAATCCAGCATATTGAAAATCAATGTAATACAATTCTTGACTTTCATAGTCTCTAATTGTTATCATATCATTTTCTAATTCTGTAATAACTCCATTCATCATATCAAAAGAACTTCCATCAACAAATACAACATGGATTGGGGTACCTGGTAAAAGAGAATTTATTTTTGCATATCCTTCCGTAGAATGATGATAAATTATTATTTCTTCAATCTCAATATTATCTTTGTATTTTATTTTACCATTTTCGATGAGTAAAGTCGTTTTTTGTAAATCTACATTTGAAATAACATCGATGAACTCGTTACAAATATAAGAAATGAAAAATAAATCTTTTGAAAATGTATCTGATTTGTCTTTTATTTTTATAATTGTTCCGTATGTTAATTGGGAAAAAGTTTCGTCATTCATCTTATATATTGTTTGAGAATTAATTTTATTAAGATTTTGTTGAAAATTCTTTTTGAATTGAAATTATAATTCTATTTATAAATTGTACCAATTCAATAAACTGATTTACAATATTTGCTTCATCTTGTTCGGTTTTATATTTAATATAAATATAAGCTTCTTTTTTAGTTGGATGCTCTTTTTTAAATCCAACAAAAGATACATATTCTTGATACATGTTATAAAAGTGATTTTCAATGATTTTTCCAATGGTATAATCATCTTCTTTAATCTCGAAAATGTAAAATAAATCTTCTTTATACAAAGAACAATACGTTTTTTGTAATTCAACTCTTTGTTCTTGTGATAATGTGCCATCATTTGACAATTGGTCATGTTCATGCTTGCGTTGAATTCCGCCACTTTGTTGTATCATATAATTGTTGATTTGGGATAATCGTGATAAAATGTATTGACATGCTTTATAGATCAATACATCGTTGTCGTATATACCAATCGTTTCAACACTAAATTCATATTGATTTGGTTTAACACATCGTTGAGCATCAAGCAACTTAAAATCTTCTTTTTTTACTTTATCACTAATTTCTAGTAATTTTGTCGATACTTCGCTTTCATCTATAACTGCTTGATATGCACAATGATTTACAACATTCCAACAAGAACATTCTAGTGCGGTACCTTGATCAATATTTGCGACAAAATGTATACTTTCATTTTCTTCTTGGGAGTTCTGATTTGGATACAAAATACAAATCAAAATATATTCACCAGAAATTGGATCAGGTGGGAAAAAGGTACGAGCACCATCTTTGATTGGTTTTTGAGATGTTTTATCAATAATATTCAAATGTTCGGTGGTTACATAAATTTGTTCTAATGTATCATTTGTCATATTGAGTTCAACTTGATATAAATTACAGAAACTAGAAAAGGTTGATTCATCATGGTTCATAATGGGTATACACGAAATCCGATGTTTAAGATATTCATTATTAAATTTTGTTGTATTTTTCTTAATATTAATTTGATTGTCTTTATCTGGGAATCCTCTAAATACTAATGTGGGTATGTTACTCGTGATTACGCGCCTTAGTCCATTTATAATCGATACATCTATATTATCAATTATAAAATGTAACCGACCGCTTCCTTTTCCACGTTGTTCAATATCTTTACTCAATATAGTTGGTTCCATTTGTCTATTTTATATAGCATGTATATTTATTTTTAATTCAATTTTTTCGCTTATTTTTAGTTTTAAAAATATATTGTATTTCATAATGCAACAAAACAGTTCATACGTCGTTCCTTCTTATCCTCAATTAAATCAACCCCAACCTCCAAATGAAAAAATGACACCAAATAAAAATAATTTAGGAATTGTAACACCAAAACATCTTCTATTTTTTAGTAATTTATGTCAACATAGTAAATCATTGTTAAATGAGATGAATACAAAAGGAATGATACAAAAAGTAAATTTAATTTGTATAGACAATCGTATTGTAAAAAACAATACAACATTTATTGTTCTCCCGAATCAACAAGAAATGCCATTACCACCCATGATTAATAGTGTTCCAACATTGTGTATTTTACCGAATCATGAAATTTTAAAAGGACGTAAAATTATTCATTATTTTGAACCTGTATCAAAAACATTACAAGATGAAAGAAGTAAAATGAATAAAGAACCCAACCCATTTAGCATGAATGGAGATACTACTGGATCTTTTGGAGTGTCAAGCGATCAATTTAGTTTTTGGGATACAAATGCCGAAGAATTAAGCGCATCTGGTAATGGAGGTACAAAACAAATGTATAATTATGCGTCTGTATACGGGCAAGAACAAGAACAAATCTATACTCCACCTGAACAAACCACTACAAATCAACCTATGTCTATTGAAAAGTTACAACAACAAAGACAAAATGAAATTTAAAAATAAATCACATAATAATACAATGAATAAAAGTGAAAAAAAGGAAATATTTAAACAATTTATTGATACTTATTTTGAATTATTAGAAGTGATCAAAACAAAATTGGATCATCATAAAGACTTTAAAGTATTTTATCTTAAAAACTATGCTTTACGAAAAACAAATATTAAATTATTTATTAAAACATGGTACGAATCAATTACATGCTTGTATTATACTCGCATTATTAATGGTGATATACAATATTTTTTAGATAATGGGGCTTCTATGATGACAACAAATACATTTAAAGAATATTTTGATTATTTTAAAAAAATATACGAAACCTTAGACAATACCATTGTCAACTCTGTAAAATCTATGGTTCAACGTTTAACACAAGCAAGTTTTATGTATTATAATTAGTTTTTGAAAATAAGATTTAAATAAAGAAATAATATAATTCTCATATGAACACATTTGAAGAATTTAGTAAAATTATCAACGATTTTAGAAATGACTTAATGACTGTATTTCCAGAATTGAAGCCTCAGCTTACGAACTTAGATATGAATCAATATTTTCATTATTGTAAAGATCTATATCCGGAAAACTTCTTTCATATTTTGTATGAAAATGATGAATTGTTTGATGATGAACAAGGAAAATTTTTATTACCTGAAATAGATTTTTCGGTTCTTATGAAAGATGAATCATTGAGCGAATCATCCAAAAAAACGATTTGGAAATACATTCAACTCATTTTATTTTCTGTATGCAATGAATTAAAGGATAAAAAAAATTTCGGAGATGCAAATTATTTATTTGAAGCAATTAAAGAAGATGAATTAAATGAAAAAATCGAAGAAACGATGAAAGAAATGAAAGATGTGTTTATGAACATGGATACATCCAATAATGAAAATATGGAACATATGTTTGAAAATATGATGAATGACATAAGTGGTGTTGAACACATGTTTAATGATGCATCATGTGAAAATCCATTTGAAAAAATGTTTAACGGAACATCATGTGAAAATCCATTTGAAAATACAATGGATGCGGATAAAATGAAATCTCATTTATCAGACATTTTAGGCGGTAAAATTGGAAATTTAGCAAAAGAAATTGCACAAGAAGCTTCAACTGAACTTGGCATTGATGATACAATGGACGAAGAATCGCAAAAATCATTTATGAAAAACTTATTTAAGAATCCAGCAAAACTGATGGATATTGTTAAAAACATTGGTTCAAAATTAGAATCTAAATTTAAAAGTGGTGAAATCAAAGAAAGTGAACTCATGGAAGAAGCCAAAGAAATCATGGGAAAAATGAATGATCTCCCTGGTTTAAAAGAAATGATGGGATCAATGGGTATGAATCCTGGTGGAAAATTTGATTTTAAAGGAATGGCAAATAAAATGCAACAAAATATGAAAACTGCCAAAACCAAAGAAAGAATGAAAGAAAAACTAGAAAAAAATAGAGCAAAACAACAACAAGAAGCAAATCTTGGAACCATACATAATGTAGGAAATGAAACATTTGTATGGAATGATTCCAATAGTAAATCAAATGAACCTTTACAAAAATCAAAAAAACCACCAGTATCCAAAAAGAAGAAAAATAAGGGAAAAAAAAAGAAGAATTAAATATATATAAGTATTAAAGATGAATGACCCATTTTGGATAAATGAACCATCTATATTATTTAGAAAAGACAAAATTTTACAAATATGGCCTTATGAGCATATGTCTATTCCGAGTAAACTCAATGCATCAACGCGATTTGTCATTTTAATCTCTTTATTTGGATTTATGCTATTAAATAATTATTTAATTTTATTATTTGGAATTGTATTATTATTGTTGCTAATCATGTTAATGTTGTATATGAAAAAGAAATATTATGAATCGTATGAAAATAATTTACGCGAAGATAATAAAGTATTTACACCCAAAAATCCTTTAAATAATGTATTAGTTTCCGATTATACTGAAAATGTAGATAAACCAAAAGTAAAATACCCATATAACGAATCACAAGAAAATGAAATTAACAAAAGTGTGAAAAATTTTGTTTTAGAAAATAATAAAGACAATAAGGACATTGGAAATATTTTTGATAATGTAGTAAATAATTTAGATTTTGAAAAATCAATGCGACAATTTCACATGAATCCAAGTACAACCATTCCAAACGACCAAGGTGATTTCATAAAATATTGTTATGGAGATTTATATTCAGAAAAACCTTTAATTATTTATTAAAAAAATATATATCTTCTATATAATAATTATGAGTCAAATGGTTGATTTTATGTTTAACAATCTTTCACGTATTGGTCAAGACCCATATAATCATACACAAGATGCAGCCATGAATAATGGTCAATCGTCTTATATGTTAACAAATTTGAATTCAAAAAATGACGCGAATTCGCTTAACATGATGACTATATACCCAACGATGAATTTAAAATCGTCAAATCAACTTGGACCTGCTGGATATAATGTAGATGATTCTACAAATTTAATGAAATCAAAATTAACAAATACAAACTGTAAAATCAGTTTACAAGAACGTAGCTATTTAACGGTTCCTTATTTAGGAAAAGGAAATATAGATGTCGGTCTTGAAAATTCATTAAAATTTGGAGATACATTGAAAGAATCTAAAAGTAGCGCACAATTAGGAGAAAAGACACAACAAGATTTAGAAAAATATCCATTAAATACCGATATTCGAAAAAGTTTAAATAACCCAAGTCAAAGAATAGAAGAAAGTGCTGTAAAAGGTTGGGTTCGTGGTGGATTACCATCGCGCGAAATATACAAAAATAAAAAATTACAATGTAATTAATAAGTTTTATATATAAAATATTATTTATATATAGAAATGACAAGTACACAAAATTGTAATTATAAATACAATTATGCGTGTGAAAAAAAACAAAGCTCTGATCTTTTAGCCTATCGTTTAAATTCTGTTTTTTCAGAACAAAAAAATCCAGCACAAATGGCGGTACTCGGCTCTATTCCATCTAAAATGAATGCACAACATTTTTCATATAACTCAATTGATGTTGAAAGTAGATTAAGGGGAATACAAAGTTGTAATTTAGAAGGCCCATCCTTCAATCCTGAATTAAAAAAGAAAGATTTTTACACTCAAACCATGTTTGATAACAATTTAAAAGACAATATTTATATCCCACGTCCATTTTACCATGATTCATCATCCAGAAAAGGATTTCATAACATTTAATATTATATATATTATTATGTATATATAATGTCATTTACACGATTTCACGACGACCCAAATCGTATTCAAAAGACAAATTTAGAAACAAGTGCAATGAATGATTACACATTTAATGTGCCCGGAAATACCAATAAAAATAGTGTTTATTTTAGCGACCCACATTTAAGAATGCAAAAAAATGGAACAACTCTTTGTAGAAATATGGTGAATATAGAAAGCGAATTGCGAACTATGGACAGAATTTTAGAACGAGATCACAAAGAAAAAAATAACTATATGAAAACGCAATCTGTAAAGAACTATATTCACCCTTCTATAATATCTAAAAATATAACAAAAGAATCAAGGGCAACGAATCCAGTATGGACGCTTAGAGAAGTTACGATTGAACGTCCGCAATATTTATTTCATGATCCACAAATGAATACATCTATACCATTTGAATCTTATTTAGATACAAATATTTTAGAAAAAGACTATTATAAAATAAATTGTTCTAAAAAAATATAAAATCTTATATATAGTAAGATTTAGATGGCACAAATTGCAATTCCAGTATTATTAGTTGGTGTAGCTTATTTAATGAGTAATGATAAAGACGATAAAAAATTTGAAGAAGGGTTTACTGAACTTTATGATGATACGAATAGACATAATGATGGTTGTAAAGATGATATGCGTGAATTTAAACCTAGTAAATCAAAAACAACCATAAATACGAATAATCAAGAAACGCTAACACAATATCAAGATAAATATTATATACACAACGCATATAATAAACAAAATGAAGAAGAATTTCAAACATTAGCAGGAAATATAATCAAAAGTAGTGATTTAAATCACAATAATACTCAAATGTTTTACAGTGGGAAAACACAAGGATATAATCATGATAATACCACCGTTTTAGATAATTATACCGGCCGAGGTACTTTTGATATTAAAAAAGATGAAACAGCAACGTTTTTTAAACCTGAAAGTAATCTACAAAATGTATATGGAAATCAAAATCAAAATGATTTTTTACAATCTCGTGTAAATGCGTCTCATCGTCACGCAAATACAAAACCGTGGCAAGAAATAAAAGATACGCCTGGAATTGGTATGGACTATCATGAAATAAATCAAGAAGGAATGAGTAATTTAGCAAAAAATCGTGATATGTATACTCCAAAAAATGTAGACGAACTTAGAGCAAAAAACAATCCTAAAATGGTGTACAGTTTGGAAAATCACGTAGGTCCGGCAATTAATCCAATTAAAAATAGTGGAATACAAGGAAAAATTGTAAAACAACTACCTGATACAACATTTGTAAATAATAGTCAATTGGGAATGATTGCTCAAACAACTGGGCCCGGACAACCCATGCAATTACCAGAACAAATGATGACTGCGGAAAATAGATCTTCAACGTCAGTTGAATATTATGGGGCACGTGGTTCTACCTTAGACAATACATCATATGTTTCAGGACAATTTATGGAACCTCATAAACAACAATTATGTTCCGATACTCCCATAAATATGAGTATTCAAGGAACACATCCAACCAATACAATGAATTATAGTAAAGATTCTTATAGTGTATTTGAAAATAATAGAAGTACAACCGATGATTCTTATTTTGGTGGCATTGGGCGATTAATTTCAAATGTTACGGAACCAGTTGTAAAAGGATTGAGACACACAAAAAAAACAAATGTAGTGACAAATTCAAATCCTAGTGGAAATTTAAATGGAGGATATAAACAACCTATTGTATACAATCCAAATGAAAATACAATGCCAACAAATCGCGAAATGTATGAAAAAGATGTTCCATTAAAACATTTAAATGTTCAAAATCAAGATGCGACTGCTTACATGAGCACCCGACCATTGTTGAATGATACTCAACGTAGTTCAATGAATCAAAATCAAAGTGGTCCAGCCCAAAGTTCCCACCAAGCAAATAAAAATTATGATGCTGAATATAATCAACGAAATAAAACAAAAATTACAGCAAGCAATGTTCATAGTCATGGTAACATTGGATTATTTAATAATAAAATCAAAATGCTTAATACAGACAAAGAACTATGTAATGATCGTCAAACACCATTTTATAATCCTATAATGGCGAATTATGAACACCCAAGTGAACGTTTGGGTGAATTTACAAGTATGCCACAATCTTATGAAAATAGAAATTCAGAAAAAACAGACTCTTCGCTATTAAAAGCTTTTAAACAAAATCCATATACACAATCATTATCAAGTGTATAAAGATTATATAACATAATCCAAAAAATAAGGATGTAATTCTTTGATAATGTCCATATATAAAGGATCATTATCTAAGGTCAACCCTTGATAAATAATATCTCGTTCTGGGTATTTACGTATAACCATTTCATCGTTTTCAATATCTACTTTATATTTCATTTTAACCATATTATCTTCAAATCGGGTAAACATAAGAAATGGAGATGATTTAAATAATAAAAAGGCATGTCCTATATTATTATCAGGATTGGCAATCTCATTTAAATAATAGTACCATTCGTCATATGGATGCGAATCAAATGTTGCGCAAACAGATAATGATTTTTCAGGAATAGTTTGATTATAATCATGATCTAACACATAATTATCACATTTATGAATCTCATAGTGAATTTTTGTTTTTTCATGATTATGTACATTTGAATTTAAGATTGTTCTTTTTCTATTATCTTGTAGTGAACAAAACATGGGTTCTAAAAAATACAAAGCGCCATCTAATATATAAAATTCATGAAAATGAATAGGAATTAAAACAGCACAATGACATATATGAGGAGTACCTTCGACCTTAAATATATTAGGAACACTAGCACCAATAATATAACTTTTTATATTAAAATTTTTTTCTAGATACATTTGAATAAAATAACAAAATGAAATACAAGTTCCACTATTAAATTTTTGTACACATTTTTTAGAGTGCTCATGTTTATATAATAAATAAGGAAAGGTTGAAAAACAAATATTATTATACATCGTTTCTAATAAATCATTTATTTGTTCTTTTTTAATATTTTGATTGAACAAATAGACTTTATTAAAAATACAATCTTCTTTCTTCATTATTATATAAAAATATATAAATAATTGTTTTTTGTTTAATCTATGGAAAGTAAAAAGAAGCAACTGAATGAATTGATTCGTTTTAATAATATTCCAAATTTATTATTTCATGGACCCTATTTAGAAGGAAAAGAAGAATTATGTAAATATTTTATAAATACGCTTTATCCAAATCAAGAAGAGTATCAAAAATATGTGTTATGGATAAATTGTTTATATGATAATGGAATACAGTCCATGAAACAACATATTAAATTATTTGCTATGCAAATCATAAAACAGAATCAATCCATATCATTTAAAGTAGTTGTGCTTCAATATGCGGAATATTTAACCCATGATGCACAATATTGTTTACGACGAACAATTGAACAATATAATAAAAATACAAGATTCATTATTTTGTGTGAAAATAAACATAAATTATTACAACCTATTTGTTCTCGGTTTGTACAAATGTATATAAATTTAAATCTTCACAAAAAAAATTTTCAAGTTGATTCTTCTTTTCGGTATCCTAAATTTAAACAATTGATGAAACAATATGAAACATGTGAATTTAAAGATTTATATCAATTAGCTTGCTTATTTTATAAAGAGCATTTTTTAGCCATTGAACTTTTACAAAAATTCAAATCACACCCTCGTTATAACGAAGTATATTTTTTATTTAATTCATTTCGTAAAGAAACAAAAAATGAAACATTGAGTATTTTTTATCTTTTAAATGTTTTTCGTAATAAATCACATATTCAAATCTTTTCCATATAATAATGGAAGATTACAATTCTAATTTACTGAATGATTCGAAAAATGAATGGTCAATTCGTCTTATGAATATATTATGCGGACATGTCATTGATGGATTTCGTTCTATTTTCAATGAAGCCATTGAACTATGTGAAAAAAATGAAGAACCGGAAAAATATTTAATGACATTTCAAAATTTTTTATCAAGAATTCCAAAATGGAATCAAACAATGATTGATACAGAATGTACCCGAATTAAAGAAACTACAAAATGTGATTTTTTAGATGATTTAATTACATGTGTACATGTAATTCAGCTAAAAATTTTGAGTTGTGTTCGCACAAATAATTCGTGTAAAAAAATAGACATTGATATTCCACGATTTGATACATTTTTACATAATGTGTACATTAATATTGCTCGTAAACTTTATTCTAATATATATTTATTTCAAGTAGATATTAGTCCATTAGAACAACAAAAAAATAATAGGGAATTTGAAAATATTGTTCAAACTAGTATTATGAATACAATTCGTGATAATATTCCAATTGATAAATTATTGAAACAATATATGGATGAAACACAAGATGATGAAATTGAAGAGAAAATTATCAAGAAAGAAATAGTACAAGAAGAAGAAAAGAAAGAAGAACCTATTGTTACGAATAAATCACAATCAAATGAAGATAAAGCAGAATCAAATGAAGATAATTCCGAATCAAATGAAAACATTACATTTAACCAAAATGTAGAAAAGTTTGATCCTGTCAATGGAGTAAAATCACAAGAAAATATTAATTTTGAACCAAAACCTGAACCGGAATCATCTTCTTTTGATAGTGATGACGAATATGATGAAAATGAAAGTATAAAAATCGGAGAAACTTTAAATATGACTTTTGGTGAAGAAAAAGAAAATAAACCATCAGTTCAGAATGATATTGTACCCATTGATTTAAATGAATTGGCTTTAGAAGAAGAGTCTCCAAAAAAAGACATAATTGATTTAGGAATTGAAGAAATTAAACTGTAATTTCGTTAGAACTCTTTTTTAAATATACACATCAAATTTAAATGGATTTTCTAAAAAGTTATTTGTTTTTGAGTTTTCTTATTTCATGTGTATATTTTATTATTAAAAGCCTGTTAAATAGAATGAATAAAAACAAAGAAGAATACGAATTTGTTCGTAAATCATTATTTAAAGATACTTTATTATTATTTGTTATAACTTATTTAGTTTTAGTATGTAAAGATCAATTATTGATTGTTGGTGAAACGAAAACTCAAGTATTTACAAATGAACCAAGCTTTTAACAATATAATGATTTAATATATAGATACTATAATGATATATCCAAAAATCAAACCCACAATTACTCCTTTTAAAGATAAAAAAAAATGGCATTTATTTGACCCTAGTTGGAATGCACCACATTCTATAATTGTATTTGATGAAAAATATAAACAATATGAAAAATTAGACAATACTTGGTTTTTGTGTGGTGTACGGAACGGACATGTTCGATTAATTCATAATGATCGTATGACTATTGTGGAAAGTATTGCAAAATGGAAAGTAGTGGAGCATTTATTTATTGTGTGTCCTAATTCATGTAAATGATATTTATAACTTGTATTTAAATATAGCTTATTATATGTGTATATGCTTTTTGATTACATGGGAACATTTCCTGCTCCTGGTCCAAAAGAGTCGGCTCGACAAATTCGTAATTATATTTTAAATAATCATCAAAAATTATTTAAAATTAAAATAAAATCATTGAAAATCAACGAACATATTGATATTTTGGAAGATATTGCGTTTGAATTTTGTAGTACATATCCAGCTGATTATGATATGGGATATTGGCATTGGAGAGGTTTACACACTTGTGCCGAAATTGTAATTCAACAATATATTTCATATATAAATAGAAAAAAAATCATTGCCATTGTAAAAACATGCGCCTTTTTATTTCGTATTTATCGTAAAACATGTGAAGAAATGTATAAACCAACTGGTTCATTTGAAACGGAAAAGGCACTTATATGGAATTCTTATTTACGTAATCTTGAATAATACAATCTAAATCAACAAGAGATTCTTGTTGTATGTTTTCAGCGGAACATTCGAATTTTTGTAAACATGGATGTTGATATTGATTTTCGGGTATATGTTTGTGTACAATTTTACTAATCATTTTATATAATTTGAATCCTGGATATTTATCTTCACCATTTGAACGATATAACATATTTCTATTATTATCATCATATAACCATGAAAAAATTAAATCATAAATAGGGGCAGTATCTCTATATTTTTGAATGTTTTGAATATCATCACATATAAAATCAAACATACTACACGCCAAACGACATAAATCAAAGCTATAATTCGGTTCAAGAACTGGTTTATTTGGATTATAATATGGACCAAAATTATATTGTGTATAAGCAGTGCCGTTTGATGAAAAACTATCACTACACATTAGTTTGTTATTATATGTATAAATAGATCTGCCAAAATCAATGATTTTATAAATTTTTCCAAATGTTGGTATTTTATACACTTTTCCTTTTATTTTATAAGATAAATATTCTTGGTCGGTGTGAATATACATAATATTGTTTGTATGTAAATCATTATGTGTAAATTTAAATACTTTTTGATACGTATACAACATGGTTACAATTTGGAAAATAGCGCTTTCTAATTGCTCATGATTTAGTTCATTTTTTTCAAGAAGACTATCAAATGTATTTTCACATTTTTCAAGTACAACTACTTGGGTAGGAATTTCATGAATCACTAATGAGATTTCTTCTTCATCTTCGTCATCGTCTTCGTCGCTTTCATCGTCATCTTCGTCGTCTTCATCGTCATCTTCGTCGTCGTCTTCGTCGTCGTCTTCATCTTCATCTTCATCATCTTCATCATCTTCATCATCTTCATCATCATATTCTTCATCATCTTCTTCGTCGTATATACCTTCTTCATCACTTGTATGTACAACATCACTTAAAGAATCTTCATCGTCATCATCTTCGTCACTATCACTACAATCACTTAAACAATCATGCATATTAATAGAAATATCTTCTCCCAACGTTGATATTTCTTTTATTTCTATGTTTTCCGAATTTGTATTTGATTCTAATGTAATTTCTTCAATATCGTTTAATAAAATATCATTTTGAATATCTAATGTTTCTTTTTGATTTGACATGAATAAATTTGAAATGTTTGAATCTTCAAAAGAATATAACTTGTTGATATTTTCATTGAAAAAATTTGAATCACATAAATATTCCAAATCGTCGGCAATATTTATTTTACAATTCTTCTTTTTACATATGAATTGGTCATAGCATGGAATTCCATGAGGAAAATTAAATTTATTTGAAAAATCACTAGTTATATAATAAAATAAACTGTCGACATATGCATAATTATTAGGCTCATTTATATATTGTTCGTATTTATCCATAGTGTTATTATTTTCCCTACATGGCAATATAGATGTATCACTATTTTTATATTTTCCAATTAAATATTTTAAAAAATCAACAAGAGTAATATATTTTACAAATACTTCTTTTTCTTCATTTTTTGACGTTTTTATTTTAAATACATTTTCTGTTTGTCTTTCTTCAAAAGATTTCACGTCGGAATTAAATGATAAATCAACGTAATGTTGTAAAGGAGTTTGTTTCATAATGTCTACAAATTCTTCATTTGAAATTTTATTTAATTCTTCGTATAATTGTTTGTTCATATTGTATTATTTTATATTTTAGAAATGATTTTTTAACTTATATTTCGTTTTTATTCATTGCTTTAAATATGACAATATGTTAAAGAATGACCTTAGAATTAAAAAAATTTGATATGAATTATATCACATTTAAAAAAGAAGAAAACAAAGGTCCGGTTGTTGTATTAATTGGAAGACGAGATACAGGAAAAAGTTTTTTAGTTCGAGATTTACTTTATCATCATCGGAATATTCCATTGGGAACTGTAATATCAGGAACAGAAGCGGGAAATGGGTTTTATAGTAATCATGTTCCTAAATTATTCATCCATGAAGAATATAGTACTTCTATCATTACAAATATTCTAAAAAGACAAAGAGGTGTTCTTAAAGAAGTAAATAAACAAATACAAACTTATAAACGGTCCAATATTGACCCCAGAGCATTTGTTATTTTAGATGATTGTTTGTATGATAATGGTTGGGCTCGTGACAAAATGATGCGATTGCTTTTTATGAATGGAAGACATTGGAAAATAATGCTTATTATCACCATGCAATATCCACTTGGTATTCCACCTACATTGCGAACAAATATTGATTATGTTTTTATATTACGAGAGCCATATATTGCAAATCGTAAGCGAATTTATGAAAATTATGCCGGCATGTTTCCAACTTTTGAATCATTTTGTCAAGTCATGGACCAATGTACAGAAAATTTTGAATGCTTAGTTATTAATAATAATGTTAAGTCCAATAAACTACAAGATCAGATTTTTTGGTATAAAGCAGAATCTCGTAAAGATTTTAAGTTGGGTTCCCGAGAATTTTGGGAAATGTCCAAGAATTTAGGTTCAGATGATGAAGATGAACCATATGATCCAAATTCATATGTTCGAAAAAGTAATGGTCCTAAAATTAATGTGAAAAAAACAAAATGGTAATTTATATAAATGAATCTAATAAATCAAAGCTTTTGCTAAGGGATAGTTATCTACAAGTATTGATTTTTGTACAGTTCCCATTCTATATACACTACATACTTTGACATCTTCTATGATTTGTTGACCAGATTTAAAATCTATATTTATAATTTTATTATTATCATTATATTCTATAATTGTATTGGATAAAACATATTTAGGGACTAATAATTTATGTTTTTCATAACGTTGTGATTCAGATATAATATCAATATCACGTTCTTTTAACAATATTTCAATAATATATTTCAAAAACATAGAATATTCATCTAAAAATACATGTATCATTTGTTGCATTTGATTCGTCCAAAACCGGTTACACAACATTTTGGCAGAATGATGCCTGTTTGTTTTTTTTTGTATATTACAAAGACGTTTGTCTTTACATAATAAAGAAAGGTTATTATTATGTATAATAATTGGGTTTATATATGGTAATACATGATTAAAAAAAATATCCTCCATTATATTTGTCTAATATATTTATCTTAATTAATATATTTATAAACATAAATATATTAATCATTTTTTTAATTTTTACTGTCCTGACTACTTCGAACCATAATGTGGTGATGCCACTGTTTCTCCATTGGCATTTGCAATTGTATGAAGAACACCTATTGGTTGCTGGTACTCGTCATTCACCCATTTCCCCTTATACTCGTTGCCGTACGAATCCGTGAAGGTGCCAGTGCCATGCATGTTGTTTTCAACCCAGCCCCCCTTATACTTCTCGCCTGTATTATACGTGTAGGTGCCCTTGCCATGCTTCTTGCCATCCACGAAGTCCCCCTCATACTTGGCGCCGCTCGCATACGTATAGGTGCCCTTGCCAGTCCTCTTGCCATCCACGAAGTCCCCCTCATACTTATCGCCTGTGTTATACGTGTAGGTGCCCTTGCCATGCATATTGTCATTAACCCATTGCCCCTTATACTCGTTGCCGTACGAATCCGTGAAGGTGCCCTTCCCATGCTTCTTGTTTTCAAACCAGTCCCCCTCATACTTCTCGCCTGTATTATACGTGTAGGTGCCCGTTCCAGTCCTCTTGTTATCCACCCAGCCCCCCTCGTACTTGTCGCCTGTATTATACGTGTAGGTGCCACTGCCATGCCTCTTGTCATCCGCATTGATTGTCCCCGTGTAGGTTTCACTACCGTACTTCTTGTCAATAACCTCGATAACCTCGTGCATTTTACCATTCTTAGAACCACCTCCCTTTGTCTTTTTATATTTCTTAAATAGTTTCTTTTTTGTATTTCGTTTCTTTTTTTGTAATCTACGTTTTGTACGTTTTGTACGATTTGTCTTTTTATTCATTATATATTTTACGTATATTATTATTCATTCTTTTCTTATCATATTTTAATAAGCATGTCATTAAAAAAACATATTGTTGATACAATGAAACAATTATATAAAAAAAAATACATTAGTATTCGCGATGGAAATGTTAGTTTTAAACCGAAAAATGAAAATTTCTTTTTGATTTCGGCTGGTTCGGTTAAAAAGAATGAACTAAATGTAGACCAAATATTGAGGGTTGATTTTCATGGTAATGACTTATATTATGATAAATCATATAAATATCAGCCATCGCGTGAAATTTTAATGCATTCGCTTTTACAGTCTCACGAAGAATATAAAGATAAAGATACATTTGTAATTCATGCTCATCCTCCAAATATTATTTCTTATATTGGTATTGAACAAAGTAAACAATTACATACTATAAAACAGTATTTTCCTGAAATAAATATTGGTTCAATTGGTAATAATGTTCCCTATTTTGAGGCAGGAAGTACTGATTTAGCAAAAGATTGTTTCACAAAACTTATATATAATGATGTAGTTGGAATGGAACGCCATGGTTCGCTTTCAATTGGTAACGATATCGAAAAGTTATTTGAAGATATTGAAACATTAGAATATTATATTGATATTTATTTGAAATCAAAAAATGAATTTTAAAAAATGTTAATATAATATAATGATACTTGTTGCTACATTATCTATGTTATTTGTATTATATTATGGTTATTCATTTTTTGTATTTAATAAATTACGTGAAAATTCTTGTAATTGTGAAAAATTAAATACATTTAAAAAATCCTTTTCATTTCGGTTTTTATTTTGTATGTCGATTCTATTTTTAATTTATAACTTATCTGATTTTTTTAGAATCATGGTGAAACAAATGAATGGAGGTAGTAAAGTTGACTCATTATATACAACAACATTAATGGTTATTAGTGCTGGTTATGCATTATCTTTTTTTTATGATTTTATATTAATTCGATTTTTTAATTATATGAAAGAACAAAAATGTCCATGTCAAGTGAATCATAGGAAATATTTAAAAAATATTACATATGTGAAATCAACTATAAATATTTTTATTTATCTATCGATTATTACAAAGCTTGATAAAAAGATATTTAAAACCGCACTTAAAAAACATAACAAGAAATTAGTTTAATTTTTCTTTTTCTTTTTTCTTTTTCTTTTTTTCTTTTTCTTTGTATTGTTGGTGGAAGTTTGATTTACGGATTCATTACTTAATGTAGAAGACACATCTGAATTCTCATCATCCAAAGACGGCGGTGGAGGTGGAGGACAAGGTGGATCTTGTAATGGTGTAGGATAATGAATTGAACTTTTAAAACAATCTATCGCTTCTTTAACAATTCCTTCAACAACATCAGATATTTCTTCATCGTGTGCTTCTGGTATTTTTTCATCATGTGCTTCTGGTATTTCTACCTCATTATCTAGTGGTATTTTTTCATCATGTGCTTCTGGTATTTCTACCTCATTATCTAGTGGTATTTTTTCATCATGTGCTTCTGATATTTCTACCTCATTATCTAGTGGTATTTCTACCTCACTAGCTAATGGTATTTCTTCGTCATGTGCTTCTGGTATTTCTTCATCATGTGCTTCTGGTATTTCTTCGTCATGTACTTCTGGTATTTCTTCATCTTTAGTTTCATGTATATCATATGTAGGAATCGTTGATGAGAATTCAACATCACACTGGTCTTCTTTATGATGACATATTTGTTTATAAAATAATTCAATCTTTTCCAGATATTTATGTAATAAATTATTATGATATTTATGAAAAACCTGAAGATAGTTTTCATGTAAATCATTGCTCATTTTCAAATGATAATTCATATATTTTTGATTAATTACATAATTATCTATATTCATACCTAAATGTAGGTGTTTTCGATGCTCCATTATATTTGATTCATTTTCCATAAACATTTCATTAATATTTGTTAAAACTAAAACAATATCTTGATGTATTTGATTAATCAAGTTAAATTCATATATTTTAAATGGTTCTAAATCTTTATAAATTGTATAATTTTTAAAATGATGCAATTCTTTTACTTTATATAGTTGAGTTTCGGTTAATTGAGATTTTAAACTTTCATAAATCATTGAAAATAATTTATAATAATCTCCATATATCCGGTTGTCAATAAAATGATACAATTCAAGCATATTTTTATGTTCTAACTCTATTGCTTTATTTTGAAAATGGAATGAATCTAATCCAAAAAAATGTTCATTTTCTTTTGCTATATACGTTAAATAATTTTGGCGAATTGTCTTCTTAATCGTATCAATTTCTCCAATTTTTGTTTTTATTTTTAGACGTGTTGTTTTTAATGTATCGAAACTGAGTTCAATTGTTTGTGAAATTTTTGTATCCATATACATATAATGGATGATAAAAAAACTACACACACAAAGGCAATCATATGGACAAAAGACCATGAAAAGATATTAATTGACTGGGGAGATAAAGCAATGTGTTATCGATGGCTTCATGCAAAAAGTCATAATATATTTAGCAGGGTGAATACTTATTTTACGATACCCGTCATTATTATGAGTACTTTAACAGGAACTGCTAATTTTGCCCAGGATCGTGTTCCCGAAGATTATCGTGGTTATTATTCTATGGGAATTGGATTTGTTAATATTTTAGCAGGAATTATTACAACGATTCAGCAATTTTTAAAAATATCCGAATTAAATGAAGCGCACCGAGTAAGTTCCATTTCTTGGGACAAATTTTATCGCAAAATTCGGGTGGAATTAGCAAAACCACCTGATGAACGTCAAATTGTATATGATTTTTTAAAGGCATGTACCGAAGAATTTGATCGTCTTATGGAAACCAGTCCAACTATTGAAAAATCTGTTATTATGCTTTTTAATGAAACATTTAACAATGATACACTTGATGAAGACAAAAAAGAGTTATTTAACCAATTGAAGAAACCGGAAATTTGTGATGCTTTGGAATCGGTTGCACTTGCCTTGTATCAAGAAGATGAAACGGAAAAAAAACAAACCGACTTTAAGAAATTAGTAAATGATGTTGTTATGAACATCGGAGAAGCATCCAATGACCAAGCTCGAATAATGAAAATGAAATTAGTCGATGAATTTGTAAAAAATTTCAAAGAGGAAATGTCGCGATATCCAACAAAACAAGAAGTATTACAAAATTTAATACATGAGAGTATTCAGTTAGAAGAAGATATTGTTATTGAGGTATTACAAACCTATTTAAGTAATGAATTATCAAATAATGAGGAAAATGTATAAAAAATTGATTCATGATACTCATTGAATGCTTCGTTTATAACAATAGAATGGCTAGTTTACTTCAAGAAATAAATGCGAATGAAAGAGACAAAGATATTCGTTTTCAAGAAAAAGGACATATTTATTATGTAAAAGGGAAAAAAGGTTACACATCTGTTACAACCTTGGTACATAACGCATTTCCAAAATTTAACGCCGATAAAATTATAGATACGATGATGGCGTCTCCCAAATGGTCCGAATCTAAATACTTTGGTATGACTAAATCAGATATTAAAAAACAATGGAAAGTCAATGGTCAAGAAGCCGCAAAAATGGGTACAGCAATGCATTTGATGTTTGAATATCATTACAATCAAATTCATCCAGAAAAAATCGAAACCTACAAAGATACAATTGAATATTCTTATTTTAAAAATTTTATAAACGATCATCCAGAACTGATTCCTTATCGCACAGAATGGACTATCTTTTATGAAGAATATTTGATATCAGGTTCTGTTGATATGGTATTTTATAATGAAGATGATAATACATACAGTATTTACGATTGGAAACGTGTAAAAGAAATAAAGAAAACTGGGTTTGGAAAAACATGCTTGATACCAGGATTGTCACACATTCATGATGCTAATTATTGGCATTATTGTTTTCAGTTGAATATTTATAAATTCATCTTGGAATCAAAATATGACAAGAAGATACGAGATCTACATCTTGTTGTCATTCATCCAGAAAATGAAAGCAATAATTATGATAAAATAAAAATGCCAATTTTACCCACGGATGACATTTTGAAAATATTGCCTAGTAAAACGAATCCCTGAACGAATTAGTGTTGTAAAATCATAATCAATAAAAACTAATCCCATACAACCAATTATAGCATAAAAATGAACCAACATGTGAATAATAAACCAATTTCGTTCATGATGATAACGTATATATACAGCATATTCAAATAACCATATTATTAAAATCGATAATAAAATACCAAATATAAATACAATTATAGTCATCTCCATCTTATTTTTCATTGCCATATCGATTGTAGAAATCAAAAAATACATAAATATAACTTTTACCCAGTTGTGATCTATATATTGATACAATTCTTTTGTTGGATTTCCCCATCTTAAAATAGATGTCACTAATATAGATAAAATCCAAAATCCCAAATCATAACGATTTGTATATATACATAAAAAAAGTGGGATTAGAAAATAATGACTGGAAATATATAAATAATAATGATTGATACATATAAAATGTTGTTTATTGTATTTCATGTATATTATTTATAAACAATATTCTTATTTCATATGTAGAACGAGTTCATATATATGAAATGATTTAAAGTATTCTATGTATAATATAATAATGTTTTATAGTACACAAACTATTGTTTCTATTTATACAATAATACTATTTATATCTTATTTTATGTATTCTACTTTTGCCTGGACTCCGCATAGTTGGAAAGATAAAACATGTTCGCAATTGCCAAAATATAAAAATATACAAAAATTACAACAAGTTGAATCCATTTTAGCATCTAAACCTCCATTGGTTATTTCACCGGAAATAGATAATTTACGAAAAGAACTATGTGAAATTGAACAAGGACAACGATTTTTATTTATGGGAGGAGATTGTGCCGAAACATTTCGCGAACATTCTACACAAACTATAATTAATAATTATCAATTATTTATTTTATCCAGTATTGTTTTAATGACACAAACAAATAAAAAAATAACAAAAATAGCAAGAGCAGCTGGTCAGTTTTCAAAACCAAGAAGCAAAGATTTTGAACAAATTAATGGCGTAAATGTGCCATCTTATAAAGGAGATATGATCAATCGAGAACATATTCAATTTCGCGAACCGGACCCTTATTTAATGATTCGCGCGTATCATCAAAGTACAGAAACCATTAATTTAATTCGAGCTCTTAGTTATAGTCATAAATATTCAAACATTAATATTCAAAATTGGAAAACAGAATTAATGAGTAATATTTACCAAATGAATTATTTAAATGATGTATTAAATGAATTAGAAAAAAGTATACACTTAATATCTTGTTTAGAGTTGGAAGATTCGGTTAATATGAATAATGCTCAATTGTATACAGGACATGAAGGGTTGCTTCTTCATTATGAACAAGCGTTAACAAGACAAGATAGATTTACCAATAATTATTATGATTGTTCATCACATTTTGTTTGGATTGGAGAACGAACTAGACAAATTAATCAAGGTCATGTTGAATTTTTTCGTGGAATTCGTAATCCAATTGGAATAAAAATTTCCCATAATATAAAACCTTGGGAATTAATTGAATTGATTACAACCTTAAATCCAACAAATGAACACGGAAAAATTTGCGTGATTTCTAGAATGGGACCTCATATCAAATCGTCTTTACCAACCTTAATCGATATGGTAGAAAAAGAAAAATTAAACGTGATTTGGGTTTGTGATCCGATGCACGGAAATGGTAAAATTGTAGATGGTATTAAAACTAGATATTATGACGATATTATTCAAGAAGTAGATTCTTTTTTCGATATTCATTATCAAAAAGGAACAATTCCGGGTGGGATTCATTTGGAAATGACAAGTAAAGATGTAACAGAATGCTTAGGAGGAAAATATATGGTAAATCAACAACAAAATAAAAAATTTCTTGAACAAAACTATTTATCATCTTGTGATCCGCGACTAAATTTTTTCCAAACCTTTGAATTAATTGAACATGTGTCAAATCGGTTGATTTAATTATGATTCTTTTTTACATTTTAAACATAGTGGAATATAAGATTCCGCATTAGGTAAAAAGACTTGGGTATCCAAAGAAGTACGATGACTTACAATAGAAGGATTATTACATATTTGACATGTTCCTGTTAATTTTTCAATATAAGAACAATAAGGAATAAGCATTGTGGTTTGACCAAATAATTCCATTTTAAAATCGGCATCAAGACCATACAAATAAACATTCTTATCTTCATTCAACCATTGAATGACATGTGATTTCAAATCAGGGAAAAACTGACATTCGTTTATATAAATATGTTTGGTTTTTATACATTTTGTAAAATAAGTTTGAGATAAACGTTCATAACACGATTCATCATACAAGTATTCTAGTTTTGTGGTTTTATAACACTCATTCAGTTCAATATGATTATGATTTTCTAGAACATTAATATCTAACTTTATATCAGTTTTGTTTAATTCAAAATCAATGGCAATTTTATCTTGACATGAATTTGAATTAAACATTTGAATCATTTTACTTGTTTTACCAGCATACATTGGACCTATGTAAATTTGTAAAGTCATATTGTATTGTACATCATTTCTTTATTCAATATATCAATCAATTTTATTTCAATTTACTTTGTATATTCATCATGATTACAACCCTGTAGAACCCAATCCACTGCTACCACGATTCGTTGTGGACAAATCATTATCGGATTCAACCATGACAATTTTAAATGGTTCAAGAGTTGGAGTACAAATTTGAAGCAATCGTATCCCCTTTTCGCATTTTACGGGCATATTTGAATAGAGAACATCAAACATTCCTATCAAATTTCCTCGATATCCACTGTCAATAATACCTACATTGTTTGCCAAACGAAATTTGGTTTTTGAAATACTAGAACGAGGATACAAATAAAAGGCACTAGGAATAGTCCTATTATTTACCATTTTTACCATTTCACATTTAATATTGAAATCTATTTTATTCACTTCAAATGGAACTAATTCCTGTTCTTTTGGTACCAATATATCAAACCCACTATCTGGACATTGATTATATGGATCCATAACATAATCGTTGTGTTCTTGAATACGTTTATTATACAGTTCAAATACAGAATTACTTCTTCTATTTATATAGATATAAAGAGTATATTGAAAGTATGCGTGCTGTGTTACGGATTCAATCGTTGCCATATTTTATAATAAGAATGGAAATATTACTTTAAATTATAATCAATTTTTTTCGCGTTTTTGTTTTTGAAGAAAATCATATACTTGACATTTTGTAAATCCTCCAAGCCACAAACTATATAAAGATAAAAAAATAAAAACACATATTGGATTTGTTGCGATTTGTAGTAGTTGAAGTGTATTTGTTTCGCTTGTATTTGTAACTTGGATTTCATTTTCATTTTCTACAAAAACGCATGGAATATATGGTTTATGTATGAAAGAACGATATGGTGGAATTTGATAGTGTATCAAAAACATGTATATATGTATACTATACATGTTTACATGTATTTTTAACTTATTTGTATATCAAATAATGTCATTTTCATAAATACATCATTATATAAATCCGAAGAAGAAATCTCATCCAATGTTTGAATCAAAGAAGGTTCTTTTGCTTGTTGTTTAATA